ACATAGCCATTGGTAATGTCTGTAGCAGTTAAATCTTTCTTAAATGCTGGTGCCCAAATTGGAACCATAGCAGTTTCAAGGCTAGTGATTCTTGATTCATGATCAGCAGATTGTGTCTGAAGTGTATCAATTTCACTTTCAGCAGTATCAAGTCGACCATCTAGGGCAGCAACAGCAGCGTTGTTTGAAATAACATAACCAGCAAAAGCACTATCGTTTGCAGTATCGATAGAGTTGATGAGAGTAACGATTTCAGCAAATGAATCTTTATCAGCGTCTGCTGCCAATAGGATCGCGTCAATACGTCCTTTTTCTGTGTCAATATCACCCTGAACAAGCGCAATTTGTGAATCAGTGTAAGCGTTAGATGACGATACACTTGCGGCATCACCACTTACTCTCAGTGCTGCTTCTGCTGCAACTTCAGAATCAGTGTAAGCATTTGCCGATGATACACTTGCGGCATCCCCGCTGATTCTTAGGGAAGCCTCTGCTGCAACTTCAATATCAGTGTACGAATTAGCTCCTGATAATGTAGAAGCGTCACCAGAAATTCTATCTGCAATTTCTTGAGTTACACTTGATTCTACTGAGTCAATTTGGTCATCGAAGTAACTAATTACTTCGCTTGAGAGATACTTTTTCTTAATCTGTTGAGCCATAAACCCTCCAATGGTTTAGTGTTGAATTATTAACATATCATTTAGTTCTAAAAAATCGTTATCTAGTCCAAGTCCTTCCCAAGTAAGGTCATTTCCTATTATTTGAAAATCAATCCCATTAATTTGAGGGATACCACCAGACGGGACCAGTGTGACAGAAGATGGAAATAAGGGAGAAGTAGAAAGGGTCACCCCTTTTTCATCTAAGTTACTTTGATCGAGAATAAAAATTTCTTTAGTGGTTCCGACTCCTGACCCAATGGCGGCACCACCTAGTGATAAACCATTTCCACCATAAAAGATTTTATGATTAACATCGTAAACGATTTCTGATTCTTCAAGAATTAGTTCCATTCTTTGTCCTGTCGTAATTCTAGGTGCTTTAAAAATTGCCATTAAATTCGCTCACCTTGATCGAGTGTTGAGCTGTCATTTTCTCTTAATCCTGTATCGATTGACAAGTCCCCTGACCCTAGATCAATAGAACCAGACGATAGCTCTACAAGATCAACAACAAAAACAATATCTAATGACTGAGGGTCAAATTTCCAAGACATTTAGAGCCTTGTTTTAGAGATTGATATTATTACGTTCTTAGAGCTGTTCTCGTAAGTAACCAGAACAGTCTGCACTGTGATTGAATTTTTTTTGTATGTAAAAAGATCTGATGTAGAAGATGGGAACGTTGTTTCTAGCAAATCCCAATCAACCCCTGCTGTTTCAACTGGGAGAACTTCTTGGTCAAAAACAAAAGCGACAGCATCGCCTGTTTCACCATCTCTAAATTTTGAAAATTCTCTATCTTGGATTGTGCTCTTCATTTGCAAGCCTTGTGATTTCTTTAGTTAAAGTATCTTCAGCGTCAAATTCAAACCACGCAAACCAATTAGCACCATCGTGGGTTATAACATAATCGTGATAACAAGCAGTCTTTAAGCTATTTTTAAGCATTAAGATCTTCAAGTTCTCAGCCGATTTTGCCTTTAAGTAATCCTTAATGTGCGTTGGCTTTTTTGTCATAAAAAAAGGGTAAGACTTTCGCCTTACCCTGTCACTAAATTAATTAATCGTTAAGACCAACAATAAGTGGTGATTTACCAGATGCAGCACCTTTCTGTGCCAATTGCATTCCACGGACACCCATTACTTGATCGATTGCGGCTTTCATTGCCCCCACCCCATATCCAATCTCAGCTTGCTCACCATAAGAAGCATTTTTCTGAAACGCGTAAGCTACAGCAGATTTCTCAGCAAGGAACAATTCTTTACCAGCAAGACCATTGTGCATAACAACAGGACAACCCATGATAGTACCAATGACACCGCTTGGAAGTGTAGCTTGACCAAACTGATACTGGTTTTTGAACTCAGCAAGAGCAAAGATAGCAGACTTCTGTTGTGGAGATACTAAAAACACAGCATCTTCCATAGCGGCATCTTTTTCTTCAAGATATTTGATCATTGCAAGAACGTCAGCATAAGTTACGTCAACATCAGCACCCACGTTAAGAAAAGATGAACAAGTTGAACGAATTTCTCCGATTAATAGATCATCAACTTTACGAGCTTGAGCAGCAGCAGCGCGCTGAGCAAAAAGAACTTGAGCAGGAATGTTTGACTGAAGAGCTGTAACTGAATCAATGATCCAAGAAACATAAAGATTCTGGTCCAATGACAAAACGTCATTAGTAGTTGAAAGCTGAGAAGCATCTCCATAAGAGCCTTCAGATCTATCAATAACAGTAAAGCTTGAAAGCTTAGGAATAGCGATAGAGCTAGATCCTGGAACCGCTAGAGCAGAAAGATCAGTAAAGAAGCTTGTAAGTTTTGCTTTAAACGCTAGTTCTTTTTGAACCATTGCAGCGATTAGAGCCTGTTTAGTTCCACCGATTTCGGTGTTACCTGTGATAAGATCAGCCATTGTTTTCTCCTAGTTATTTAATTCTACCTAATTTACCTTGTTCAATAATATAATCAGCAAATTCCTTACTATCCATTTTATCAAGCGACTTGCTTCCAAAATTAGATGGTGAAGACCCTGCTACATTTGGTATTTTAGCCGTTCCTTGAAACTCCACTAGAGGTGAATGTTTCTTAACAAACTCAGCCACTACACCTTTAACAGACTCAGCATCAATCTGCTTTGTCTCAGGATTAATAACAATCTTATCGAAGTCGATAAAAGTGGCATAATCCCTATCTTTGAGTCTTCCACCTAAATGCTTTTCAAATTCCTGGTATTTCATCCCATTAACAATTTGCTCATTCTGATCTTTAAAAGCTTTCTCTAAATGTTCTACCTGACCAGATTTTGCTTCTGCTAGGGCTTTCCATTCGTTCTGCTCTTTAAGCTTCGATTCATGACTCTTCTGCTCTTGTTCTTTGATCAGCCTTAACTCATCTTTAAGTTTCTTGGCTTCACTTAAAACACGTCGATAAGTGTCATAGGCTACTTTGTCTTGGGGATTCTCAGGTTGAACACTGTTCGTTTGAGGTGCGTCACTGACGGCATTTTCGGTACTCATAAATATCTTTCTCCTATGTTGTTGACTTGTCAAATTATTTATTGACAATCACTTTAGTATATCGCTTAAAGCTAACTTTAATTGGTCTGCTACAAACTTTCTTAGATCATCTTTCTCTTTTTCAGATAGTTCAAGAAACTCTCTTCCAGCATCCTCAGTGAACTTTCTAACCTGATCATTACTTAAACTTGACTCATAACCAACAGTTTTAGTCTTACCTTTTTTGTTGGTCTTAGTAATGCTTACAAGCTTCTCACCACCTAATCCTTCAGATCTTTTCTTGGTGTTAACCTTAATAAAGAATCTTGGACCCACTACTCTAAAATAAAGAGCATTAAGAAGCTGACCTGTAGCTGTTAAGTTTGATTTAGATGGTGATGTGTCCTTAGCTAAAAATGCTGACCACCTCTTTCTAAAAGCTACATATTTAGGTGTTAACCTTTCGAGTTGCCCATCTGTTCCATTGCCTTCTTTAGTTCTAGCGATAACATCATTCATAGTCTTTTCAGCAGCAACTTTAGCTATTCGATTAAGCTCTTTTTTTATCCTTACACCATACTTGTCTTTAAACTTTTTTATCTGTTCTTCAGGTGTCATAACACCCCCGATAAAATATCATCTAAAACACTTTCAACATTAAAAGCTTGGTCTAGATCAATATCGCTTTCATAAGCCCCAATAAGAATATCCAGCTCACCAGGATCAATACCCAGAAAGTCCCTTGCCTTGCCTGGAATTGGTTTTGATTGCCCATAAGTTCCTCTTCTATTTCCTTCAACTTTTCCAGCAAGTTCATCAGAAGGCTCCTTGTATCCAATCGTTATTTCACCAGGTTTACTTGATAGATACTCTAATGAGTCTAACATCTCGCCCGATAGAATTAAATCTACATCACTAACTCCGACACCTTTAAACTCAGCATAGTTCTTATTATAATTAGAAAACTCTTTGTTGTTCTTGTCTAGTCCACCAGCAGACCTAGTAATGATTAGTTCTATAATCGCTCCTGCAATCTTTTTCCTATCAGCTATATTTAGCGTCTTAGGCAGCTTAATCTTTTCTTGGGTCCACTTCTTAGACATTACTGAATAACTCGCCCGTTAATTGTTTCATCAATCATTGCATCATCGTATTCAGGATGCAAAAGCTTAATTGCTTGAGGCATTGTCATTGTGCCTAAATCAATCTCAGCCTTGATCTCATTAATCTCATCAATTCTAGACTTCATTGGCTTAGGATCCTCAAACTCAATCTCAATTTCAAGCTCAGTCTCAGGCATTAATCCTGGCACTGTTGAAGGATTTACCATCCCTGATTTAATCCAATAATTGTGAATTTTAGGTAACTTAATATTCCATAACTCACTCTCATCTTTCTCAAACCACTCCTGAGACTTCTTAATGATCTCGTAAACGTCTAGCTCATCAATCATTTTAGCTATGCCTGAAGAGTTAGAAAGACCATTCATAGTTCCCATTGAACCAATTCTGATACCTTTAGTCTCAAGCCATAGTGTAAAGATAGTTACAACAAACTCGATAACTTTTTGAGTATCTGCTTCTGGTTTGATGGTTCCGATCTGTGGAGTCTTGTCTGATTCTCTGTCTGATTTAAGTGACCAGATAACATTTGGACCGATCTTGGCATTATCAAAAGACACATCGACACCATATAGAATTGAATAAGACTGGTAAAATTGTGCTCCTGCTGCATCACTCAGCATCACTGGAATAGCTTTACAGATCTTGAGCATATCAGAGTCTAGAATAGGCAGTAGTCTGTTCTTTTGACGCTTACCATAAACGAATGGGATTACCCCAATAGGGTTAATTCCTTCATTATCTACTAAGTATTCAGAGGCTTCTCCACCAGTCATATAAAATGCATCAAACTCTGTGTCTGTATAAGCAAAGATTAACTGTGAATCATCATCATTAGTCTTTTTGCCCATGAACTTAATGAATATTGTTTCTTCTTCAGGATTAATCTCAGAATCAGACATAACAATAAAAGCATTTCCAGCAAGCTCTCTTAATGCTGGCTTGCCATACTTATCAACGTAAGGCTCCCATGCAAACATCTTAAACATATTCGAGTAAGCGTCAGCAATATAACCAGACTGATCAATCTCTAGAGCGTCTTTATAGAAGTCTACAAAGTCTTGCTCGGCTTGATTCTGTGATGTTCTCTTAGGACTCTTTGCATACGTGACTGATACCTTATCAATAAACCTTTGAAGAATATTAATAGGCAGAACTCTGTCTCTGATAGTGTTATAGTACATTGGCGATAGTGATGAGCTTAAGATCTGATCTACATAAGGCAACAAGTTACCCTCGTAAATGTCCAGAGCTTCAGTATTTTTAGCAATGTAATGCCTATGGTTTTTGATGTATTCAATGATCTCTTTACGTTTTTGCTTAAGCATATTATTCCTAAAGTTGAATTGTTGAAGATTGTGCGGTTGCCCTATTTATATCGTAGTCGATCATATATCCAATTGCCGTTGTTACGTGTTGTTGTGGCAGCGAGTCATCCTCTATGTTGTCAGAATTTTTCTTTAATGAAGTCTGCATAAACCCATCATGTAACCATTCATCATAAACAAAAAGTCTGACTTGTTTATTCTCATTTATAAAATGCGCATTGACAACGTTATGCCTTCTTCTGATAGGTGGATTTGCTAGTGGGACCTTCATTTCAAATCTTAATGCCATTCCGTTCTTTGTTCTATAGTTAGAAAGAAAATCTTTGATAATATCATAATCAGACCTTATTGATCTTGTATCCCTATTTTTTCCAGAGGCATCCCCATAGACTGTTATGGTTCTGCATTTATCCAGCATCCCACTTGCTGCGATTTCTTCCATTATGTCTGCTGTCCTGGCTCCTTCAACATGAAAAGCCTTTAGAGCATGGTAGACGTTGCCTATTTTAATGCAAGCAGCCGCACTCATTGGTTTATTGTGACCTATGTTAAAATCGTGACATATCTTTAACTCATCAAATCTTTCAAATGAGTGCGACTTAAGAAAGTTTCGATCTCTGTTATAAGAATAATAAACCCGATCTTTTGTTAGCTCCACCCACTCACCATAAATATATCTTTGAGCTTGAATTGGATCTAAATCATCTTTTAATTGCTTTATGTAGATAGGATCAAGGAAAGGATTGTCCGTAGTTACCGATTTAAAGACGAACCTAGTAGGCTTTTCCGAGTTAAAGAAATACTTATAAACCCAATGTGATGGAGAGTCAGGATTTGTGGCTGCTATTAATACGTTTTCTTTGACATCTGGCAATCGTCTAAGACGTGCCTTTAGTGTCATGAAAGCCTCTTTATCCTCTTCGTTATTTTCTGTTAACTCTTCAAAAACTAAGAATGAGATCTTAAGTGATCGACCTTTTTTATATCTCTTGTCTGACCATGACCTTGATATAATCTCAGACCCTCCAAGATCCTTAGAAAACCTTATAGTGGCACTCGATTCATTTACAAAGTAATCTTTATCCTCTGTTAAATCTTCTTCAATGTGTTCAATTATCTCTTTAAATATTGTGCTTTTTAAGTCTGGCATAGCTTTTCTTGCCAGCAAAACTCTTGCACCAGGATTAAACAAGCAATGAGTTACTGCTAAATGTGCCATTAATATTGACTTGGCTGATCCGTAAGATCCACTTAAAAGTATCTCTGGTGTGCCTGTTGAATAGTCCCAATCTCTACGGATAAGGTTAACAACTTTTATCTGGTATGGAATTGCGTTTGGATCAAAGCCTTGAAGGCTTGTATTTGTTGACACTAATCTTTCTTGTTGCTGACGTTATAAGCAAGCCTTAAGCCTTCTTTTGCATTGTCAGAAACATCGTGAACAATAGTTTCTTTTGGTTTTCCTAAGATGTAATTAGCTACAAAGTTTGCAGCTTGAACATTACCATTTATAGCGTGCTGGCACATTGCATAGAATATATCATCCCATTTCTCGTTTAGGATTTGTGTCCCACGATCAAACATTTCTTTCTTGGCTTTAAGATTATCAAAGTCTTTAGCAAACTCTGTCTTCTTTGCTCCTGCTGGATTTCCTGACTGACCTTTGACCCATGCCATTATATTGCCACGCTCTTGCAGTTGATTGATTGCGTCATTGTATTATACTCACAAGACCAACGTTTAAAAGCCTCTGATTAAGGCTCCATTTATTCATTAATTTAGCGATTATTTCTTGTTCTGAAGGATTTACTTCTAGCTTGATGATTATTGATCCATCAACTTTGGTGCTAATACCAGCTATGATAGCTTGGCAGACACCTATCTGATCTATCTCTTGTTCACTCATTTAATCACCGATTAAATTGTTAAGCACCACTGATGCATTAAACTAATCCTAGTCGGTTAAATTGCTATATGTCAAATAAATGCTGACACCGAACCCAGTTAGAACGATGCCAGCAAAAGCCTTACGGCTTACCTAAGTAAACTGATCTTTCTAAATTTTCTAAAAGTTCTTTAGCTTTATAAAAATCAGTAAAGTTTTCATCACTTATTGATCTTAGCCTTGTCATAGAATTATCATATTCAATTTCTAGAATATAACCATCTTTAAGTCTATCTACCTCTATAATAGCAAGCCCAGACCTAACTTCAGTAGCGTAAAACCCTTGTTTAATTTTGTTCTTCATTTATTACCTCGCTATTAAAAAGCCAAATTAATGCTTCTATTTGAAACTCTTTTTCAGCAGCATTAGCAGCATAATAAGCAGCAGCATCAGCAGCATAAGCAGCATTAGCAGCATAATAAGCAGCAGCAGCAGCAGCATAATAAGCAGCATCAGCAGCAGCAGCATCAGCAGCATAAGCAGCATAAGCAGCATAATAAGCAGCATCAGCAGCATAATAAGCAGCATCAGCAGCAGCAGCATCAGCAGCATCAGCAGCATAAGCAGCATAATAAGCAGCATCAGCAGCATAAGCAGCATTAGCAGCATATTTTTGAGCGGATACTGCACAATCCAATGCGAATGCTTCGACATTTTTACGGCTTAAAAGTCTTAGAGACACCCAAAGCTTATCATCGTGAGAGATTTTGGGAAGAAGTAGAAAATCTTCTATCGTTCCGATAAATTCTGAATAATGTACTAAATAGTTCTCATATCTATCTTTGCAAGGATTAAGAGCTTTGATTGTTTCTTTATTTATTACTTTCATTGCTAGCCTCTGTTTCTCTTTTTAAACAATCATTATAATCGCTTGTCATAGCTTCGATGATTAGACTTTTATCAATACATAATGCGCTTGAAATATTTAAAATATGCTTAACTGGAAATGGGTTTTTCCCTAGCTCACAATTAGAAAGGTATTGAGTATTTTTACCACTCCACCCAAGCTTTTTGGATAGAACATCCTGACTCATTCCAAGTTCAATTCGTCTTTTTCTTATCAATGCGCCTACAGTTTTTCCGTATGTAATCATTTAATACCCCCTAAATTTTCTAGAGTTATATCTAAGCTTGCATGAATTTTAAATAGATTTTTTAATCTTCTGAACTTTTTACAATCTTGATTCTATCTCTGCATAAGTGTTGGGATTTTTGCTTAGAAAGTTCTTTCTCGAAAGGTGTATAGAATCGTGTGTCTAGGTCAAAAATAGCTTTAGCCTCTGCAATCTTGTCCTGTAGCTCATCATGATACGCTCTCTTGTGATCTGGGCAATTCAGCCAGCGATTAAGAAAGATCACCTGAGCTTTCATTCTATAATTTCCCAGGATTTTATCGTGTTTATTGATAGTCTTCTAGTTTCTGATGCGAACTGTTTACCTGATGACTTATAAAAGTATTTGATTTTGTACTTGCTTACGTCTTCACTTATTTTAACTATTCGTCTAATCGTTATATAGAATGAATTTTGTGAGATGTGAAACTTCATAGCTTGGGACCACGCAAAGATGCATAACATTGTTGAAAGATCCACTGAGTTAAATAGGTCTGAGCTTCATCGTTCTTTGTGCTTACTTTAACCCCTCTTACTCCTAGAGTAAAGTTAGCTGCGTGAATGCACTCATGAACTAGGTGACTAATGCCTTCGCCAGTAATTTTATCAACCCAAATGTAGACAGATCCCTCTTTTAAAACTGTCATAGCTCCTGAGTTTGATGAGTCTACACCAACAACTCTTTCAAACTGTTCTCTAGTCCAATATCTTAAAAAGAAATATTCTTGCTGATAAACGTCAACCACAAATCGTAAAGCTTTCTTATCGCTCATTTGTGCAGTTCCTTTCTAATTTCTTTGTCTATTAAATTCTCTTTTGCTTGGGAATGCTTGCCACATTTGGCACAAGTATAAAGCTGAAAAGCTCCGTTTCTGGTGTATCTCTGACCATTCTTTTTAAACTCATGAGATCCACAAGTGCAGACTAGATTCTGATAAAACATTTGAAACGATATTGTCTGATCATATTTTATTAGCTTCTCGTAAACTTCTTCTAAGACTGTAACATCCATTTTATTGTAAAGCTCCATCTCTTCAAAAGCTTCTAGATTGCCTTTCATTGTTTGATTCCACATCTCCATTCCATGAAACTTTCCATGCTCACTCTTTAAGTTTTTACACTCAAGGAATTTAGCAAGATATTCAAGTTTGTTTGATGTGAAGGCAAAATGACGTTTGGCTATTCTAAGAGTATCAATCATGATGATTGGCTTTAATGGTGGTAAACCATGTTTTATAAATCTAGCGTTAAGCTTTTTATAATCAAACCTGGCAATGTTATGTCCACAAGCATAGTCACACTCGTTTAGTAGATAATGAATGCCTTCTAATAACCTAAAGTCATTTGTGATTGGATCCTGATAACGCTGATCCATGTAATAAAACTTATCATCTCCATACCACTTAGCAGCGTATGAAAGCACATACCAGTCTTGTTCGATTTGATTTAATGATATATTCTGGTCATATAAGCCCCAGACTTTTGCCATGATTGGACTTGTCTCAATATCAAGCATTAAAATTCTAGGTGGTCTGATTAAAACGTTAAGCTCTTCAGCATCTCTAGGTCTTTTATTTGGCTCAGCACCAATAGCTCTGACAATATTGTTATACCCATGCTTTAAGATTTGCCTCTTTGATACACCTGATAACTCAAACTCTTTAAGTGTAGGAGTTCTATCAAGCTCATCAGCAAGGATCTTAAGTTTACAGACTAGGTCATGAAGCTCAGGTTTTTCCACATCTTAATAATTAATTAAATATTCTGAGATGACTAATCTTTAATACCCGACCAGATCCATTTACCCATAATCAGCTCCCATTGATTAGATATTAACCAATCGTTAATAGATGAATACTTTTTAGAGAATGAGACTGTGCCAATATTGTGCGTCTCGTTGTGGTGCCATAAGCATAGAGGCATTAGATTGAACTTGCTTTCGGTATATTCTGGGTAAGCTTTCCTAGTATATACATGATGGAAGGTAACCATTCCCCCAGCTCTCCAGCCACATACTATGCAAGCCAATTCAGTTTCAAAGTTCTTCATGAGTAATATTATCTTATTATAAGTAATGATTCTGTAAAGCAATGAACTAGTATTCTATAAGATTGCTTTTTGGTGAGAGGGAATAGAAGAGCAAGGGAGATGATCTTAACCAAGCATTTAAGCTTTTATAATTCATTCCTTGCCTATTCACATTCAGTCACTTTAAGCAGATGCTTTTCGGAGCCGAGGTTTATAGATCACTTCTGAGGTTTCATAGCAGTATCAACAAACTCTTTCTGCTAATCAATGGCGAAGTAATAATCCCATAGGTTTGTAATGTAATGATTACCTAACCAAACCTAGATTGTAAAAAGGAAAGTTTGTTCATGTTTTGTCTAAGTGTAATGCAATAATTACAACATACCTTTAAAACCATTCAGCAATACGCTAATATGCGTTATCAAAAAACAAAGGGGATATTATGATTGAAGGCATTATTAAAAGCATTAAAGACCTGCCTAGAGATGAATTAATTGAAGAGATTAACAAAATTAAAATAGCAATACATGAGATAAGTCCGTTCAGCAGCGAACCAGTTGATTGTGTTCTGTGGGTTAAGAATGATCTAGTTGCTGCGAATGGTTATAACCCAAACAGTGTTGCACCACCAGAAATGAAGCTACTAGAAAAATCTATTGTGGAGGATGGCTACACCCAGCCCATAGTGACATTTCCTAAGGATGATGGGTATGAGGTTGTGGATGGTTTTCATAGATCTAGGGTCGGTAAAGAGTCTAAGGATGTTAAAAAAAGGGTCCTAGGATATGTTCCCGTCGTGAGGATAAGAGAGTCCCAGGGTGATATTAACCATCGTATGGCTTCCACAATTAGGCATAACAGAGCTAGAGGAAAACACTCGATAACATCTATGAGTGACATTGTAATTGAACTTAAAAAGAGAAACTGGTCAGAAGAAAGGATTGGGCAAAATCTTGGTATGGATAGTGATGAGGTTTTAAGGTTATTGCAAATCAATGGTCTTGAGAATGCTTTTAAGGATAGGGAGTTTTCAGATGGATGGGAATATGAGCAAGTCGATGATGATGTTGACCTAGAAACTTCTTGGCCATCTAGCGTAAGAGATATTGGAAGAGATTCTGGATGGCACCACTCTACAGATAAATATTCATACCTAATTGGTGAAAAATCGGCAAGGCTTGGAAGTATTACAAAAAGTAGATTTAATGATGAATGGTTTGTTTATGTCTATACTGATCCTATGACAGAATCAAGACAAGACACTAAAGAACTTGCTATGAAATTTGTAGAGAGTTTTTATGAGTAGATTTTTTTATAACTATACTATTTGGGAGTGCTCAAGATCTAGAATGTACCTTGGAATAGATAGCAGTATTGAAAAGCAATCTATTCAAGTTATGAAAGACCATAGGATATGGGGTGATTCCATGATGAAAATGATTGATAAATGGCCAATAAGCTCCAATCAGTTTCTATCTGATCCTACCACTAATAAAAGAGCCTGGATTGGACAGGCGAGTATGGCTTGCTTTCATAATACATCTGGATCAACGACAAAAAAACTATGGTTCATGTTAAACAAGAATGAGCAAAACATGGCAAACGCACAAGCCGATAAGGCTATTAAAAAATGGAGAGAACAATGCCTAAATTCAGTACAAATATCGATGTTTTAACACTTGCTAGGGAGAGAGTTAAAATTGCTTTCGATAATTTTGATAAAATATGTATTTCTTTTAGTGGTGGGAAAGACAGTTGTGTGATGACCCACTTAGTTATGGAAGAGGCGATTAGAAGAAATAGAAAAGTGGGCTTACTATTTATTGACCTTGAGGCTCAGTATGATTTAACGATTAAGTTTGTTGAAGATGTTTATGAAAAATACAAAGATAATATAATACCTTTTTGGGTTTGCTTGCCAATAAACTTAAGAAATGCAGTCAGTGTTTATGAGCCTTTTTGGACCCCTTGGGAAAAAGAGTGTGAAAAATCATGGGTAAGAAAACTACCAAAGGAGTGCATATCAGACGTAAGTTATTTTCCTTTTTTTGGCAAAGGAATGGAATTTGAAGAGTTTGTCCCACTTTTTGCTGATTGGTTTAGTGCTGGAGTGCCATGTGCTTTCTTTGTAGGGATAAGATCAGATGAAAGTTATTCACGATATAGAACAATAGCATCGAAGGATAAAAGAAAGTTTAATAACTTTAATTTTACTACAGGTGTTTCGGACATTTCTTTTAATTTTTACCCCATATACGATTGGAAAACTGAGGATATTTGGACGTATCTTTCAAAATATCCAAAACTAGAGAAAAATGAAATTTATGAAAGAATGAATATGGCGGGAGTTCCAATTTCTCAGCAAAGACTTTGTCAGCCTTATGGAGACGATCAAAGAAAAGGATTATGGTTGTTTCATATAATCGAGCCAGAAACATGGCCAAAGGTTGTAGCAAGAGTAAATGGTGCAAATGGTGGATCTCTTTATTGCCAAGATAGTGGAAATGTAAATGGGTATAGAGCAATATCCAAACCATCACACATTACCTGGAGGCAGTTTGCAGAAAGATTAGTTCTCACCATGCCAATAAAGTCAAAGCATCATTACGTAGAAAAAATAAGTGTGTTTGTTAATTGGTGGATTGAGAGAGGATATTCAGATGGGATACCAGAAGAAGCTCCCTATGAACTTGAGATAGCTAAAAAAGTCCCATCATGGAGAAGGATCTGTAAAAGCATACTTAGAAATGATTATTTTTGTAAAGGCCTTGGATTTACTCAGCCAAAATCTGAGGCTTACAAGAATTTTATAAAAAATAAAGATAAAGAGGTATTAAATGCATAATGCAGACGCTGCTATTAGATTCGCCAAACAATGGGGTGATGCTCCTAGTCTAGAAAGATTGAAAAACTCAAGCAAATCATCTGACGTTCAAAAGATTGATGCTGAAAACTCGCTTAAGTTAATGGCTCTACGCTTCCAACAATCGCCAACCCAATCAACTTTAAAGCTTTGGGCTACTGACATGGTTGACGCTGGATACCAGGATTGGATGATTGCAGAAGTCTCTAAGTCGGCTCCCTTCAAGTTTGAAAGGCATCCTACACTAAACCAGCTTATGGAGCAATTAACGCATTATAAGCCCAAGGTGACGATTCCAAGGGATGAGCTTAGTGATCTTACAGATAGAACGTTTGCTCATTTAAAAGCCAAATTCATTAAGCAGGCGAGTGTTGAGATATTTGACAGCATGGTTGATTTCTACGTTAAGCATGGATGCCCTGCAATAGGAATCTTTAATCGGCACTATCATGAGATGTGTATGGTGGGTGACTGGGCGAGAAGCTATTTTGGTGACGGAAAAAAGATAATTGAGATGGCTCATAAGAGTAACGAAGCTCAAAAAGCTAATGATTACGAGCACTTCACCAGAGTTCTTAGACAATATGCAAAAGAAAATAAGCTATAAGCATATCATTGATTAGTTTATATAACAGAAAGACTGTGGCGGTCTACCAGACGGAACTTTCACGTCAATTTTAATGGGCTGCTCATAACGAAGATACTTTTTCAAGATTAAGGCGTAGCCATACTCTTTTTCAGAAAAGTATTTACTATATTCTGCCCATCCAATCATGGATTGCTCTGAATATCTCATCCACAGTTCCTCAATAGAAAGTTTCTCAACGGTTTCAATAAAACATTCACCAATTATGGCCTGGGTAGGGCTTGAGCTATAAATAAAGCATTTTGTGTTAGAAACTTCTGGAAATTTCCTTCTCAATTCTACAGTTTTAATTCCATCTACAATCAGATTCGCAAACGGAGGTTTGATGCTTAATAAGATGGAGTTATTTTCCATTGGGTTCCTTTATTAAATATACTACAACAAAAAATGTATAGTTATACAAGGATAAAAAAGCTAGTATTTAAATACATGAGTAGAGGCAAGTTAGATTCTTTGTGAACCTCTATTTGTAATTGAGAACTGTTATCAATTCTAGGAGTCAAAATGCAGACTGAAATTATAATTTGCCCGTACTGTAAAAATGAATATGAAATAAATTATGGAGGTCACCGATTAGATGATGATTTAATTGTTTCTCAAACTACTTGCAAATGTAAAAGAACTGAAGTAAAAAAGTCGAATATTAAACCACTTGATAAAGCACTATTAAAACTAAAGGATGTACTAAATGAATCTAATCTCAAAAGCACTCGTTAAATTCCAATCTCAACTTAGACCAGTAAGTAAAGACTCAGAGAATCCTTTCTTCAAAAGTTCTTACGCTGATTTAAGCTCTATTTTACAGGCAGTTGTTCCATTATTAACCGCCAATGACCTGGCGGTAATTCAGCCAATGAAAGTTGAAAATGGCATTACAATTCTAATCACTAAAATCATTCACTCATCAGGCGAGTTTGTTCAATCTGAAATGATTCTACCTGTAGTTCAAGATCCGCAAAAGTTTGGGTCATTGATTACTTACTATAAACGATATCAGCTTCAAGCATTACTAGGAGTCTCTACAAAAGATGAAGATGATGATGGTAACTATGCAAGTGATAAGCAATACAACCAACCAAAAGTTAACTCTAATCAGCCAATATCTAGCAGTAACACAGTCCCTGCCTCAGATGCCCAGAAAGGTGCCATGAGAAAGATGGGAATATCATTCAAAGAAACAATTTCAAAAGCAGACGCTTCTAAAATGATCGAAGCTTACAATAAAGGGAATTAAGATGATGGGAATTAACAACGTGACTTTGATGGGAAAGGTTTACAACATCAAGTCAATGGTATCAAAGAATGATAAGCCAATTACTTTCTTCACTCTGACTACGTATAAAAAGCAGAAAGAAGGCGAGAAAGATAAGGCTCAATTCCATAACTGCGTAGCTTATGGCAAGCTTGCTGAGATCCTGGCTACTCATTTAAAAGATAAGAGCGATCTTTTTGTGGACGGTCAAATTGATTACTATGAGAAGGATGGTGTTATGAAAACTCAAATAGTAGTAAGAGAAAGTCAATTCATAGGCGAGAAAATAGCATGAGCATAATTGTATTTGATCTAGAAACTACTGGTACAAATGTTTTTGATGCTGAGATAATCACTGGTTATTTCATTCATGCTGATGAGTCATTTAACATTAAGTCTTTTCATGAGATCAAGTGCAATCCTTCTAAATGGTCCGATGAAGCTGAGGCAATTCATGGAATAACTCGCCTGGAAGCTTCTACCTATAGAAAGTTTTCAGAAGTCTACCAGGGCTTAATTGATTGGATTGACACTTGCAAGCCAACTCAAATGTGGATGCACTGTAATTCCAAGATGTTTGGCAAGCTTGCTTTCTTTGATCATGCTGTTTTGAGACTCTCAATGATGGGGATGGGTGATGTGCCTTACTTCAAAATCAGTAATATTACACCATTTTCCACCCATTCTTTATGTAAAATTACACAAGGCAGTTTTAATTTTGAAGGTTTTAGTTTAGACTTAGTATGCAAGACTTTAGGAATAAGTTTAAAACATCATGATGCCAAATCTGATACTTTAGCTTGTTTGGAAATTATTAAACAGCTTCTTCCGTTAACTACGATTGAGGCTATAAATCAATATGAAAGGGGAATAGAAGATGAAGCATCTCGCACAACAAATCCAAAGAAATCCAGAATTAAAAGACCAGTTACTGGACTCGTATGAGACAGACTCAAAAGAAGTTAGAGACTTTTTAGACTCGCTTAAAAATGTGGTGGTCTATGTTGTCCCAGCATTACTTGAGGCTTTTTCAACTAAACACCAAGAAGTACACTCTCCTAAGACATTAAAAGATTTTATGATCGATAGAACATTTATCGGAACATTGTTCTTTGATCCTAATGAGCTTTTGTGGACCTACGTAGGAGTTTCAGCTAATGGCAAACCATTGTGTAGACCCGAAAATTCTGACATTGTTCAAGAACTAAATGATGACTTAGTAGTTAAATGGCTATTCTAGATTAAACCCAATAGAGCGACGAAAGTCTGGGTACATTTTCCATCGGAATCTGTGTGTTTTCTGCCCTGCTCTATGGGTAGTTATCTTTAAAAGGAATTTATGAACAAGAATATTTTATTCTTTATTGGTTCGTTTTTATTTGTTTCAGGGATTTACTTGGGAAAGATAAACGGAATTAAAGAAGCTTCACAAGATACAAATCTTTTAAAGTTTAAGCTGGGTCAATGTAACGAAGTATTGAGAGGTGGGAATTGAATTTTGAGTTTATTATAATGTCTCTATACGTTTTACTAATGATTGTGTTTGCAATAATTGTTGCAGCGCACACCCCAATAGGATATTAAATGAAGATTATAAATGAAGTTAATAATGAAACAGTCAGACAAGCTTGCGGATTGGTTCAGCTACACTTTAAAGACAAGGCTCTCAAAGATTTTTTTAATGATGTAAAATTTAATCACACTGAAGATTATGGGCTTGATGTTCATTGGAATACTTTTGACTTTAATAAAATTGTATACGTTAAGCCTTACACATCTTTGTCTCCCTGGTCCAAGGTAATTGGCTATGCCACAGATAACACAATCTACATCAATACTCGAAAGCTTGATCTGCCTCTAAAAGATAGAATCGAGAACATCAGGCATGAGATTTTTCATCTACAGGGCTACTCACACAAGGGGAATAGAGTCACTGAGTTTAATTTAAAAACTGTTCCGTACTTGGGCGCGAGCTTATTTGTTAAATATCTTGAAAATATCGGGAAGGTTTAAAATGAGCTGGGATTTAAGTAGCGAGGAAGTGATTTGTAATAAATTAGAAAGTCAGCAAACTGTAATATTTGCTTTTTCTAAAAAGATTAAAAAACTCGAAGAGCAGCTTGAAAAGGCTGAGAGCGAAGTAGTTTTGAGAGGTGAACATTATAATTGGCTTAAAGCGCAGAATGAGATTATGAGCAAGGATCTAGACCAAGCCGGAAATAAATTATTTATCCAAGAAGGAAAAATCAAAGAACTTGAAGCCAATCTACATGGGGCGATTACGGCAATGGACGAGTTTGTTAATGATGCTAATGACGACGAGCTAGATACGTCTGACACTCTAGAGCATCACGCTATGATGACTAGACGAGCACTCGAAAAGATTGGTGCAAAATAATGAAGCACATTTGGATTAAAAAGCTTTGGTGCAAAGTCTGTAGCAACTGTCGGTCCATCCAGACAGAAGACAATAAAGATAGCGAGTGTGAATCATAGGCGGCAGGGCGAATCTTCTTCGTAAATGATTTCAATCTCTGGTACATTGTCAGGTGTACCAAGCTCCCAGTGATAAACCTCAGCATCAGATTGTGCTTCATAGGACTCGGTTGATTCAGATTCAACATTCCAAGATTCTATCATTGCATCTAGTAAGGCATCGGCTTTGGCATTGGGAATAAGTAGAATAAAAATTAACCACTTCATTAATTAATTCTTAACTATAGAACATCGATAGGCAATTAATTTAATGCCTTACGTTATCTGTCGGGATAGTTTTAAACTTAGAATCAATTTAGAGAAGCTATAAAATTATAAGAACCAATAAAAAGATTGCCCGAAAGAGGGTCATCCATGACACTCGATCAGGCAAAAGATCGAGATTGAAGGC